ACTAGACCCTCAACTGCCGTGGGCTGAGCGAGTTACCAAACTGCTAACAGATGACCACTATATTAGATTTATTGCTGGTGTGGCACTGGCACAGGTTATTGCCGGGCACAGCGTACTGGTAATGGCAGACAGGGTTGAATTCTTAAAACAGGTTGCTGAATATGTTGGTCCAACGTGTGTGCTGGTTACTGGCGACACAGATTACGAAGCCCGAGAACTTGCCAAAGAGCAGCTGCTCACAAAACAAAAAATGTGTGTTGTTGGTAGCCGACAAATCTTTTCAGAAGGCATTTCAATAAATATTCTTAGCAGTGTTATTTTGGCTTCACCAATTGGCAGCAATGATGCACTACTAGAGCAAATTATTGGGCGTATACAGCGTCAACATCCTGATAAGAAAAATCCGCCTGAAGTATTGGATATTCAATTTGCTGGATATACTGATAGAAAGCAGAATAACGATAGGTTAAGCCTTTATCTTCGCAAAGGCTGGGAAGTTATTACCGTGTAAAATTTTAACTTGTCATTGCTATTCAATTCTGATATAATATTAGTTAAGGTTGAGAAGTAATGTTGTTTTTCAACTTAGAAGTGTTAGAAGCAGAAACCAAAAACGATTCAGAGTATTTAGTACAAGCCTTATATTATTGGTACATTAAGAAAACTATACCTAAGACTGCATACCAAAAGTATAAGCCGCTTAAAAAATCCCTGAAAGGTTTGAGTTTTTTGATAAATCCCAAAGATTTTTTCAACGACAAACTAACTGATACGGTCTATAAAGCTCAATATCTAAAATTAGCCGCAAGACGAGATTATTTTATTTATAAAAACTACGGCATAACTTCGTTAGATTTGAGCTTTTTCCCTGACCTAAATATTTCTGCAATTAAATACAATCCCTTAATAAAACTCAAAGAAAACAAACTGTATTTTAAATACGAGGATAAAAGTGGCATTATCATTTAAACAAACCAAAGGCAAAGCACAGTCTAACAAAGTAGAATCTTACGAATACAAAGACGGAGAGAATTCTGTTAGGTTGATTGGAGGAGTTCTTCCTCGTTATATTTACTGGCTCAAAGGCAGTAATAATAAAGATATTCCGGTTGAGTGCCTTGCATTTAATCGTGAAAAAGAAAAATTTGACAATGTTGAAACTGATCACGTACCAGAATTTTTTCCAGATCTAAAATGTAACTGGAGTTACTCGGTAAACTGCATTGACATCAAAAATCAAAAAGTAGTCGCACTAAATCTTAAAAAGAAACTGTTCGAACAAATTGTAACTGCAGCTGAAGATTTAGGTGACCCTACTGATTATGAAACCGGATGGGATGTGGTTTTCAAAAAATCAAAGACTGGCCCTCTTCCCTTTAACGTTGAATATCAACTTCAAGTACTGCGTTGTAAGCCTCGCAAGCTAACTGCTGAAGAACGAGCGCTGGCTGACTCGGCAAAGTCGATTGATGAAAAATTTCCTCGACCCCAAGCCGACGAAGTTTTAGCTCTGCTAAACAAAATCATGGAGGCACAAGATCAAGAAAGTGATTCCGAAGATTCCGCAGAGTCGGAAGCAGTAAAAGAACTAGGTTAACCCAAAGCCCCGTTGCCTAAACCGCAATGGGGCTTTATCGCCTCTACTAATATGAAATTACTATTTACAGCAGACATTCATATTAAATTAGGTCAAAAGAATGTTCCAGTTGAGTGGAGTTTAAACAGGTATAACCTATTGTGGCAACAGCTACAAACACATCAAAGTTTATGTGATGTGTTTGTGGTTGGTGGCGATGTATTTGATAAGCTGCCTAGTATGCAGGAGTTGGAAGTATTTTTTGATTTTGTAACCAGTTGTGTTAAGCCTACATATATTTATACTGGTAATCATGAAATGCTTAAAAAGGATACTAGCTTTTTAACTAACTTAAAACAAGTGGTTAACCGGGTAAACAAACTAGTACAGGTCTTGGATACTTGTACTACTATTTGTGATACTGTAGACGTTATTCCATACAATTTTATAAAAACATTTGATCCAGACCAGTTTAATAATCAAGTACTACTAACGCATGTGCGCGGCAATATTCCTCCACATGTTACCAGCGAAGTACCACTAGAAAAGTTTCAACGATGGCAAACTGTGTTGGCAGGTGACTTGCACAGCTATGAAAATTGCCAAGCTAATATACTGTATCCTGGTAGTCCAGTAACTACCAGTTTTCATAGAAATCGCGTAGATACTGGTGTTATCTTATTTGATACTACTACGCACGAGCACAACTGGATTAAGCTAGAATTGCCACAGCTGCTAAAAAAGACTGTGAATGTAGGTGATCCAACACCTCAAACTACATACGATCATACTATTTATGAAGTTGAGGGCAATCTATCTGAACTGGCTAAATTAGCCGATAGCGATTTAATTGATAAAAAAGTGGCTAAAAAGGTAAGCGATGCTGCACTTATACTAGACAGTGAAATGTCACTGCAACAAGAAGTGCAAGAATACTTACTATATATCTTGGAACTTCCAGAGGCTACTATAAAACAAGTATTGCAGGAATTGCAAAATTATGAAAGCAAACTCAAAGATTGAAGTATTTTCTCAGAATAATTGCAGCGGCTGTGTACAAGTAAAAAATTTACTGCAATCTAAAAACCTTGCATTTACAGAATATAATCTTACTACACAACCTGCAACAAAACAATTATTGTTTAATCGCGTACCTGGTGTTCGCACAGTTCCACAGGTATTTATTAATGATATCTTGATTGGCGGACTAAAAGAATTACAAGAGGAGTTACAAAAAGTTGATTACTCTTAAAGAGTTGCGCTGGAGTAATGCTTTTTCTTACGGTGCTAATAATAAAATTGTACTGGATGGTGCTCCGCTAACACAGCTGGTAGGCAAAAACGGCCACGGCAAAAGCAGTATAGCACTTATCCTAGAAGAAGTCCTATATAATAAAAATTCAAAAGGCATTAAAAAGTCTGATATCCTTAATCGCTACTGCAAAGAAAAAAACTACAGTATTGAATTAGACTTAGTAAAAGACGGCGTGCCGTATACTGTAAAAACCAATCGTGGTGCTACACAGAACACAGTAAAACTGTTTCGTGACGGTTTAGATATTAGCAGTCATACTGCTACACAAACCTACAAATCTATTGAAGAATTGATTGGTATCGATCACCGTGCTTTTTCACAAATCGTATATCAAAGTCATGCTAGCAGTCTGGAGTTTTTGACTAGTACAGATTCCGTTAGAAAAAAATTCTTGATTGATTTGTTGGACTTGGGTATCTATACTAAAGCAGGTGAAGTATTCAAAGAAGTTAGCACAGAGTTAAACAAAGAGATTGCTGCTTGCCAGGCTAAAGTAAATACTGTTAGTAGCTGGTTAAACAAGTATATTGATGTTGACTTAACTCCCAAAGTCTTGAGTGCAGAGCCAGAGCTAGACCCTCAACTAGAGCAAACTGTAACTGAGGCCACAGCACAATTACTGGTCTTAGAACAAACCAACAAAAAGATTGCTCAAAACAATAGTTACAAAACTATGTTGAGTCAAATTGTCCTGCAGACTGATGTGCAAAAGCCAGAAGTTGACATAAGCGGATTAAAATCACAAACTGCTGTGCTGGAGCACGAGAACAAGCAAGACGATATATTTATCAAGAAATTAGCAGCATTAAACAGCTATCACAAATGCCCTACTTGTGATAGCACAATTGATACTAAAACCACGCAAGAGCTGGCTGCACAAAAAAAGCAGCAGATTACAGCACGCAAACAGCAGCTGCAGGACTTGGATCAACAGATCAAGCAGGCCAATCAGTTGCTGGAACAGTGGCGGGCTGCCAATACAGCACAAGAGCAGTGGGAAAAACTGTATCAATTAATTGATCCCAAACTAGAAACAGAATTCTTGGACAAGGGCAACTTAGAAACACAAATTCTAGAGCTCAATAAAACTATTGATGCCACTCGTCAAAAATTAAAGCGTGTGCAAGATTACAATAAAACAGTACAACAGCATAATGCACAGCTAACAGTTATATCACAGCAGTTGCTGGAATTTAAGCAAGACTTGGATACTTATACCACAGAGCTGGCTAAACTTCAAGAGCGCAGTAGTACGATTGCTATTTTAACTAAAACATTTAGTACATCTGGCTTAGTAGCGTATAAAATTGAAAGTTTAGTAAAAGACTTGGAAGGTTTAGCAAATCAATTCTTGCAAGACTTAAGTGACGGCAGATTTCAAATTGGTTTTGAAATTAGTTCTAAAGATAAGTTAAATGTAGTTATTACAGATAATGGCAACAATATTGATATAATGGCATTAAGCGGTGGCGAGCGTGCCAGAGTAAATGCTGCAATGTTGTTAGCTATTCGTAAACTAATGCAGAGTTTAAGTAGTAGTCGTATTAACTTGCTAATTTTAGACGAAACTGTTGAAGCACTAGATGTAGATGGCAAAGAAAAACTTATTGAAACTTTAATCAAAGAGCCTGATTTAAATACATTTTTGGTTAGTCATGGCTTTACTCATCCACTCCTAGAAAAATTGTACATTATTAAACAACACAATTTTTCAAAAATAGAGGTATAATATGTATATTAAATTAGAGCGAATCTCTGATCCGGGCCAAGTATTTTTTACCAGAAACGGTGTTAGACAAACTGCTAGAAATAACATGGTAATTTCAGAAGCCGAACTAGCTACATTAGAGGTATTAGTTGGGACTGTACTATATAGCGTTGATGAAACGGAATTAGTAACAGTTGAAGCACCTCCGGCACCTCCGGCTCCAGTATTACCCGCTGTAACCAAAGTAGTGCGTAATACTAAAACAAAGTGATTGACAGCAGAGCCAAAGGTGCCCGTACCGAAACCGAAGCCAAGAAAATTCTGATCGATCACACAGGATTAAATTGGCAACGGGTACCTGGTAGCGGAGCACTAGATCCTAAACATAAACTAAAAGGTGATCTGTACATACCAGAGCTAAATAACGTATATTGCGTTGAAGTAAAAGGTTACGCAGAAGATCATCTTAATAGTACAATACTAACTGGTAAATCTCCACAATTACTGGAGTTTTGGTTACAGGCATTACGTCAAGGCAAACAGGTAGGTAAAAAACCTCTGTTAATATTCAAATTTAATCGCAGCAAATTTTTTGTATGCTTTGAAGATATGCCTAGTACCGACCATTACCGTTGGATATTTGCACAAGTAGACAAACATGAACTATACATCAGCCAGTTAA